CTCTTTGTGTAATTAAATCTACTTGTGCAGTGCTAGATGAAGAGCTTGTATCTCCTGTAATGTTTTTAGCTTCTCGTAAAGCTAAATCCGTAATATTAATTTTAGATATGTACTGCTGTATTAATACACCCAATATGTACATACGAGATGCAATAGGCAGACTTCTATAAACTAATGGGTCTAGTAAAGGACTTTTTCTAGGTTCAGGTTGACGCACGTTAACCTGCCATAAAGTTTGCACCCTGAGATAATGCTTGTCTAAACTGAGCAAAACTTGCTCTCTCAGCAGCTACTCTATCTACGTAACTTATATCGTTTTCGTATAACCTTTCAAATTGTTCAACAAAGTTTGCTTGTGGGTCATAGTTAGTTAAATCTTCATTTACTTCTATATTTGTAGAATTTACAGGAACAAATTCTGTATTTGCTATTTCATTCTGTATTTGGTTTTGATATTGTAATTTATACTCTCCTGCTAATATTGCAGTTAGATTTCTCATCTCTGCATCACTAGCATCACGACCTAATCTCTGTCTCATATAACCTTTAACAGATTGTTTTAATGCTTGTGGGTCAGGTGCTAAATATGGAGTAACTTCTATTTTTGGTGGTTCAAGCATTACATTTTCTAATGCATCTGTTAATACTCTTTTGTATAAATACAATGCTTTATCTTTAGGGTCAGTAAATCCTGATGTCTCCATAATTATATTTTGTGTAGCTTTGTCAGGAACTATTTCGTTTGCTCTAGCAAATACAATATTTATAAACCTATCTAATTTTTCGTTTTGTTCTCCTAAAGGTGGTAAATCAGATGCTTTTAAAAACCCTCCTGCAACTGCAGCGTCTCTAACTGCTTGAAGTAATTCATCATAATTAATTATTTCAGGAGATATAGTCCCATACAGTAATTCATTCTGCATACCGTCATAGAACATTGCAGGTGTAAATCCAGGTTGACCTGTTTCATCTATAAAAGTTCTACCAGGTACTCCTATTGGTTGCATTCCTGCAGTGTCTCCACCTAAACCTGCAACTGCAGCTAGTATTGCTTCCATTGTTGAATTGTCTTGATGACCTGGTTCGTGTGGCATTTACTCTCCTGTACCTAATTCTTCCATTATATCGTCTCTTAATACTCCTTGAAAGACATCTCTAAAGATATATTCAAAGTCAGGTGTATCTTTTATAAATTCTTTTGCTACACCTATTGCTGCACTTCTTAATACTGCAGCTCTATCATCTGTGGATGTGTACCACCATTCTTCTGTAAATCCTAGCGATACAGATTTAGCAGACAATATATCCCAATACTCTAAATATTCTAATACAGCACTACCAATTTCAGTGTCTTTAACACCAGGAGTTTTTGCCCATTTAGACTGTACTTGAAACAATTTTTCTTTAGCAGTAGGTGCTTCAGCAATACCATAATTTTCTAAATAACCAGGTAATTCTTCTCGTAAATGTTGTCTGTATAATGCTTTAGCTACTCTTAACTGTTCGCCTTTCATACCTGCTCTCTCTAGTTGTTGTGAAAAGTTTGTGTATCTAATCCAACCTAAAGTATCATTTACTTTTCTAGCACTTTGTTCTTTACTTAATCCAACTAATGCACCACTTTTAATATCTTCATAAACAAACTGCCATTCTCTTTCATCAAATGGACTTTCAGGTTGTAAGTACCATCCTGTAATATTTAATTCTTTCATCAAGTCGCCGTATTCTCTTTCCCACGCTTTACCCTCTTCTGTATAAAACCTACGACCCTCAGGAGATATAGTTGTAGATGCAGTCAAATAAGGATGCTCTATTCCGTATTTACCAAAAAATTCATTGTAAGCAGCAATAGTATCTCCACCTGCTTGTTCTCTAATTTTATAAAACTCATTAGCTAGTATTTGTGTAGCCCACCATTGACCCTCTTTATCTTCTACATAAAATCTAGGTGTAAATCCAGTAGGAGCAAAAAACTGTGATGTACCTCTAATTGCATAAATAAAAGCAGCACTATCGTTTGCCCATTCAAGCATTGCAACTTCATCTACTGTTCCATCAGGTTTTCTAAAATACTCTCTATAACCTGTACTTGCAGCGTAATTATATATAGCATTGGTTGTAGCTGCTCTAGCTTGTTGTGCCTCAGGTTTATCACTAAATGCTGTAACTAACTTACTAGCCCATGCAGGTCTAGGAACTAATGTATCAGGAGCAGGAAAATCTCCAAACAATAGTTTTCTAGCTTCATCTCCTATGCCATTCTTAGGTAATACTTTGTTTGCCATAAATCCATACAATGGAGCTACACCAGGAAATATGTTACTAGCTAACATGTTGACACCTGCTACAAATCCTGCAGGTTGTATTTCTACTTTAGAACCAGGACCATAAACAGATTGAGTTAAGAATGTACGACCAGGATATGCAAACATCTCTTCTCCACTACCGTTAGGGTCAGGAAAGAAAAATCCATCGTCTCCTGAGCTTTCTGCACCTCTAACTGTCATGTTTGCTCTAGCTAAAGATGCAGGGTTATTTGCAATTAACTTACCCCATGTTGTAGCTAACTCTATATACACCTCAGGGAATGGGAATATGTTTGCTGTAATTGCAGAAATGTTATGTCTTTTAGCTGCATCGTATAAAAGTATTTTTGTTGAATGTAGTGCATACGCTTTAGCTATTGCCTCTGCTTCATCGTATGACATATTAATACCATCAATAGTTTTTTTAGATGCTGCTTCTAATCTTTTAACCATAGCTTTAGGTATATCAGCATCTCTTGCTTCTTTTAATGCACGTAATCTACCTGCTTGATTTAATCTTGGCATTAAGTCTTCCATCTTTGCCCAATTATTTTGCTTCCATGCAACTGACCTAGATAGGTAAGTATTTGGTTTTGTCATTAAATATTCGAATGCTACATCTACTACAGCATCTAACATGCCTATAGCTTTTTGTCCTGATGTTAAATCTACTGTTACTTCTCTAGGTGCTTTTACTACACCAATACGATTTCTTAGTTCTCCCATATTTTCTAAGTAAGCACCTAAAGTTTTGTTATTTTTAGCTAAAGCATTTCTTGATATTTTACTTAACGATACTTCTCCTTTGCCTAATGTAGCTTTACCTGTTCCTGCTAACTCTCTTAATAATTTATCGCTTGTATCTTCTATAAAGTTATAGCTATATGCATCTCCCTTAGTGTATGTATAACTATCAAAGCCACCTGTTTTAGACCTTATTCTTGCTTCCCAATAATCTAAATATGCATCCATAGCTGCTTCATCTGTCATTAAGTCATCAAATCTATTACCACCATTACGTTGTAACTGTGCTCTAATTTTTTTACCCTCAGCAGAATACTTAAACCAATCTCTTGTTTCTGTAGTTAATCCATTTTTAGCTACATATCTACCAACAGGGTCATCGTATATTTGTACAATTTCATGCTGTAAAGATGCAGTGTGTCTTGCTTCTCCAGGTTTAACATCTATCCAATCTTTTGTAACAGTCTTTTCGTTAGCACCTCTCCAACCTATAGTTGTTTTTCTACCTGTATTTACCTCAGTAGCAAGGTTGCCGTTCATAGCACCCTGCCAATCTAATACATCTTTTAAGTCGCTATCTCTTGTAAAACGTAATCTAAGTTTTTCTAATCCTTTAATGTCTCCATTTTTAATAGCATTGCGTACTTCTGTGTTATGTGAGTTAATCCATGCAATGTATCTAAATGGATGTATAAACATACTATCTAGTCCTGATACAGCCATACGTGCTTGTTCTTCTATAAATACTCTTGTAAACCATGCACCTCGTAAAAGAACTAAAGGTTTAAATATTCCACCCATATAAAACTGTGCTAATAAAGATACAGGACCTTGACCCATGCCTTTAGGTATTATTCCTTTGTAAGTACCTGATATAACATAGTCTCCAAATCCCATGTCTTTAAGTGCTTTAACGTTACCTTTGTAATAATCCATAAGACCACGTACACCTTGTCTTCCCTCTTGACCATCCATAAGATATGTAACTTTAGATAATGCTTTAGTTACTCCTGACCATTGTGGTAATGGTGCATACAAACTTGCCATTTCTACAAGACCACTAGCAGATGGAACTGTAATAGTAATCTTTTCTCCATTAAGAAGTGTGTAGGGTAATTCTTCTACTTCTCTCATACCAACAAACGGTAAGTCGTTAAACAAACTATCTTTGCCGTATGCTCGTATTTGAGAACTTGTTTCAAATATACGTGATGCTTCAAACGCTATATCGTCTGCTACACCCTGTCCTTTAAGAAATGCTTGTGTATCATTACCAATGTCTATAGCTAATCTTGTTACACCTGCTGCATCTCCAGGTTCTAAATCTAATAATCTTTTAAGATATGGTTCTGCTCTTGTTATATCTGCACCCATGCTGTCATAATGATTTCTAATAGCATAAGCTGCTTCATCAAAGTTAGTTATAGATAATCCATCTTCAGGTTTAATAGCACCTAATCTTTGCATATATGTAGGCATAGCTGACCTAATTGTTGCACCAAAACTTAATAATTCATCTAATGGGTTAGCTATTTCATCTACAGCTAACATTGGTTTTGCTGTCATAAATCTTAATTTATTTCTAGCAGGTAATATAAGTTCGTCTCTTAATCCTTTAGCTAATTTAGAACGTAACGGTCTATAAAATGCATCAGGATTACCAAAAGGTCTTAATGCTTGTCCTGTTGCTCTACCTAGTAAATTAGAACTATTACGTAAATCTACTGATTTTTGACCTATTGCTCTTGATACAGCATTTCTTATTTCTGCTCCACGTACAGGTGTTTCGTTTAAATATCCACTACCCCATATCTTTGACCATGCTTGTTTTGCTTGTAGTGCATCTTCTGTATTAGCTAAAGCTACTTGACTTTCAAATGGTAATTGTGGAAATAATTTCTGAAATGTTCCAATGTTTGGTTCTAGTGCAGTAGCTTCGTAAAGTTTATAACTGTCAGGTCTTTCAATAATATCTGCTAATTTAGGTTTAAATACAGTATCTCTAAATCTACTAATGCCTAATCCCTTTTGTACTACATCAGGATTTATTGTTCTAGTAGCTGCTCTTAGCTTTGATAAACCACTTAATGTATTTGCTGTAGGGTCTGCTGCTAATATAGCAATAGCATCTAAACCACCTGACAATCCGTTGTATTCTTTTGTACCAGGTGGTGTAATCTGTGAAGCAATAACTCTACCTGAACTGTAATGTATAGGTGCTTGTGTAGGTATTTCTGTAATACCAGGGTCTAATGACTTAATAGTATCAACTTGTGATTGTCCTACTCCTTTAACTCCACGCCATAACATTGTAAAAAATCTCTGTGCTTTGTTACCCTCTATAGGTGCAAACATATTAGGGTTATTCATTGCTCGTTGTTCTTGTAGTCTCATATAATTATTTGGGTCAAAACCTAGTGTTAATCTTTTACCACTTGTAGGTTGATACATAATTTGATTAGGTCTAAACAATGATGTTCTTTCCATATCGTTCCAACCCTCTGCTCTAATAGGAGCACCTGCAAATTTGTAATAAATGTTTTTAGCTTCGTTTTCGTCATAATCCATTTTTAACAACATTCTGTATCGTTCGTCATCTTCAGGTTTTAGACCTTGAAATATAAACTTTCTTTCAGGGTCTATGTTTAATGGTTTACCCTCACGTAATGTAGCTAATACTTCTCTCCAAATTGTTGTACCTGATTGTTTTTTAGCATTACTAAATAACTCTACGTATTCATCTAATAGTCCACTAAAGCCATCTTTTTTCCATGCTGCAGCAGGGTCGTAATTTACTATGTCTTCTTCTCGTATTTGTATTCCTGCAAATGCATCGCCTTGTTTTGCATATCCATTTTGTAATCTATAACTATGAATTGAATTAACTGCTGCATATCCTGCTGCTCTAGTCAACATAGATATTTCTTCAACACCTGCTTCTAATAACAAATCAACTACATAACCAGGTTTTTTAATTAGCAGTTCTGACAACCCCATAATTGGTTCATCAAATCCACTTGCATCACTAACTTTTTTCCAATCACGTTCCCATTGCTTTTGTTGTTCTTCAGTAACCATATCTGATATGTCTTGAAACGCAGGGTCGTATATAGATAGTCCTGCTAACGCTCCTGCTTCAATAATATCTGCAGGTAAGTTAGGACAGACCGTACTCATGTCTGCTGCATTTTTTGCTGTTTGATAATCTATGACTTTAAGTATTTGGTCAAACTGACGTTGTGCTGCTTCTTTTTCTTTATTTCTTTCAGCTAACTCATCGTCGTTAAACCAACCATGAAAACCCATTACACCCCTCGTTGTTGATAATTGTGTATGAGTTGACTAATTACAGGATTATATCCTGACACGTGCAACATAGCTTTTAATGCTAACAAAGTATTATCAGGTGCTGCCTCTGCAGGATTAACTCCTGCTGTCAACGGACTTTCTCCTGGTACGTCTGTTGGTCTAAATACATCTCTGTTTAATTGTGGTTGTGGTTGACCCATAGGTCTTGATGGAGTTGTAGGTGCAGAAGCTAAAGGTGCTGCTTGTTGTTGTTCAGTTAATGCTTTTTGTTCCCCATACTCTACACCAGGTATTCTTTGTACAGGTTGTTTAGCACTACCAGGTCCACCATCTGTTCTAGCAGATAATGCACCAGGTCCACTTACAGCAGCAGGTTTGCTAGGTTGTCTGTAACCACCCCTAGAACGCTTCTTCGCCATAATCTTCTCCATCTTCTAAATACTGTTTTAATATTTCTCTATCAACTAAAAGCAACATTCCAGGCATTGGTACAATAACTTGCCACATTTGCATCATAGGATTGTATGCACTTAAATCGTGCCCTGCTATATCACTTAATGAGTTTTGTATAATTTGATAAAACTCGTCGTTCATTTCCATTATCCACCTCCTAATGCTAACTGTGCTAGTCCACCTTGCGTTAAATCAGGTGGTGCCATTTGACCCATTAATGCTTGTTCCTCAGGACTAAGCTGTGGTTCTTCAGGCGTATAAAATTTATTAAGAATAGATTGCATATCGTCAGGATTTTTATATATTTCAATAACTGCCATAACTGCTTGTTGGTCTCCTTGATTAGCTCTAGCTAACAAAGTTTCAAACAATACTGTTTCTGCTTTTTCTCTACGTATTCTTTCATTAACAGATTGTATGTTATCTAATCCTGTTAAATTATCTTGCAATGTTTGTGTGTCAATAATACCTGCTTGTTTTAATTGCAGACCTGTAACAATTTTTTGTGGTTCATCAAACCCTGCCATAACTCCGTACACTCTTCGTGTTCTATAGTTTTTAGCAATATCAACTGACGGTTTATAACTTTCTGAAAATGCAGAACCTTTTCTAAAACCAACTAATGCTTTAGATTTGTCAAACATTAACTCGTCCATCTCTAATCTCTTAGCATCTAGTTCTTGCAATGCGTCTTGTAAAATGTCTCTGTACTCGCCAATCATTAAAGACATAGATGCATTAAGTTCGTCTAAACCTCTACCTGTAACAAAGCTGTTAGGAGACTGTGCGTCGTCTGTAACAGGATAACCTGCAACAAGTCGTAACTGTCTTTCTAATCTATCTACTTGATTAAATAACTGATAAGGTAAATTGTTTACAGGTTTGCTAACTTGTGTACCAGGTGCTAAATAGTTTATAGCATGACGACCTTTTCTATACTGTCCACTCTCTAATTCTCCTGATACATTTGTTTCAGTAAACACAGCATCTTCCATAGCAATAGTAGATAAAATGTTTATCTTTGCCATCTGTGCCATAAGACCTAGAACATGGTCATACTGTCCTTTTAATTCGTTAAATGAAAATCTTTTACAAAATACAAATTGTGGTCCACTCTTTAATGGGTTTTCTACGAAATCTAATAATAATCTTTTATGTGGTACAACAATGTACATACCACTGTCGTCATAGTATTCAACAACAACCACTCCCCTACCACTATCGTTCTCCCATGTTTCTTCAGTATCTGACAATTTAACGTTGTAAAATCCGTCGTTATTAGGTTCAGCATCTTTTTTAGTTGCTTGTAAAGCACGAGCGTGTTCAGGGTATATCTGTACTAATTTGTACATAGGTATTTTACGTACATAAGCTATTTCGTCAGGTTGTTGATTAGAACCTAAATGTCCAGGATATGTACTGTATGGGTCTCTTAATTCTGCATAAGGATAAAAATTACCGTCAGCATCTTTTGTTGTTTTTATAACCCATGATGCATAACCATAACCAGGTAGCCATCTTGATATTTGTCCTAGTTGATTTTTAAGTTTTTGTTTATCGTCGTATGAATGAACAATGCGTTCTAGTTTTTCTGCTCGTTTTCTAGCACGTTCACTATCTTTGTCATTAATTCTATCTACACGTATATCAGGAACTGCAGATATTTTTTGTGCAAGTCTATCTAAACCTGACACTAATAAGTTAGGAGCAGGTAAGCTGTCAATATCTTGATTATCTAAGTTGCCACCTAGTAATGCTCTCATGCCCTCTGTGCCACCGTCCATAATAGAACGAATGCGAAATCTCATGTATTGTTGTTCTTCGTTTACACCAACTAATGCATTAACGCTTTCAATAACTTGCTTAACGTTTTTTTTCATTACTGCCACGGTGCTTCATTCCAATCGCTTATATCCCAATCATTAAAACTAGGTGTGTAATCTAACCCCATCATTGCTGACCTCTCTTTAGTCAATCGTCTAAATATTTTCATTGGAAACCAACTTGCCATGACTAAGTCTGTTTTGTGCCTTGTTCTTTTACTTTGTGGTTTGCCATCAAAATAAACTAACTGTGATTTGTAGGCACCTACTTTATCACGACTTAATGGGTCTCCTACTGGCAAATGTACACGTCCCTCTTCGAACAATTCACTCATTGCACCAACTCCGAACATAGGGTCGTGTTTGTTAATACCAGTCTTAGTTCCTGTTAATACAATACCACATTCTAGTGCAAGTCGCTTTATCTTCTCATCTTGTCTTATAGCAGTTTGAAAACCATTTTCTTCTATAACCCATTCACGCAATCTGTATTGCTCAAACCATTTTTGTATAATTTCATACGCTGCTTTAGTACCACCACCTCTTCTGTTGTCATTGTCAATCATGTAATATTCTTTTTTAACAATGTCATAACCCCATAAGAATGCAGCTTGATGTCCACTTGATGCAGGGTCTAGTCCTGCTACTAAATGTAAATTTTGATGTGGTATGTTGCCAACTACTAAATTTGGTCTATAACAATTTTCTATATCATCTAAATTAAAAATTGTCATACCTACGCTGTATGCTTGATTTAGGTAAACCATGTCAAATACATTTCTACCACCTGTAGTTTCAGCAGCAGCCATTCTTGACTTTAACCATTTGTAAGTTCTCTTGCTACCCCATAACATACAATCTTCATGTCCCTCTATTTCTTCTTCAGGTAATGTACATTCTAAATCGTGTGCTGTCTCTACAATGTTTTCGTATTGGTCGTTACCTAACAAGTGATGATATAAATCGTCAGGATGCTGTCTTGAACCTATTACAACAATAGCTGTGTGTTCCTCTTTACGTGATGACAATGTTGTTGTCCACCAACTTCTAGTGTGTTCTCTGTTACTAGGTTGTATTGTTGTGCTGTGGTCTTCAATATCGTCAGCAATAATAATATCGCAGTCTCTTGATAGTATCTTTCCACCTTTACCAACAGCAACCATAGTTGGAGATTTAATACCTGTAACTGTTCTAGTAGAAACTGTAAATTGGTTCTGCGACCAGTTCTTACCACTACGTGTATCAGGTTTAAACTGACGACCAGGACCACAAAAATCTTCTATCAATGTTCTATTGCTATCTAAATGGTCTAGCACTGCAGACACTGCGTTCTTAGCTATGTCCTCATTACCACCTACCCACATAATACGAACGTTAGGATTTCTTATTATCTGCCATACGGCAAAATGTACTAACAGTTCTGTTTTACCATGTCGTGGGGGGGACAGTATTACAAGTTCTTTACCGTGTTCAATAGCGTCTAAGATACTATTTATCCATTCAATATGAAAGTCAGCAGTTTCGTACTTCTCGCCTGTTTCTGTTCTAAAGTATGTATCTCTAAACGTCGAAAAATTTTTTGTATTTTCAAGTGCTTCATCAGATATTGCCCAATCTTCTTGTAGTTGGTCAGTGTACGTATCTTCTTTGTAGGCAGCAAGGAGACGGCTTATAGTGGCACTGGTGGTGCCTAGCAGGTCTGCTGCGTCCTTTTGGTCTATATCTCCCTCTGCTACTTTATCTGCTAAATCAGACTGTAAAAATGCATCATATAGTGGACCACGACGTGCAGATGCTGATGTATCTCTCTCTGCATTAATAGGTTTAACTTCTTCTTTACCTCTACGTTTATTTCTCATGTACTGTGCAGCCTGGCAGTTATCAGAACAATATTTTCTTCTACCTTGTGCTAATTTCTTTTGGCAACCGACTTTGCCACATCTCACGTTTTTTGTCATAATCCTAACTAACTTGTGTTATGTTTTCTATTATGGTATAAATAATAGCAACAAACAAGTTTTTACGAAGTAACTTGTACAGGTTAGAGCTATCGGACGGCAGAAAGGTCAGCGACTTTCTTAGGAAAGTGAAAGGGATTACCTCAAACTGACTACCCAAGGCAACTGAAAAAGTTAAAACTTTAGATTTTTTTACGCACTACCGTATATGTCCGTTACTACCCAAAATCGTTTTACGTTCAATAAGTAAAAGGGTTTCTACCTCTTCTTGAACGTTTACCAGTAATTAAATTACAGGGTACGTATATAACAAGTGCCTACCCCTGATTGACATGTGTAGGTCATTACGTACTAGAACGATACCGTTGCTAATGCAACGTTTTTCTACAGTCAACGATACACTATATGTTGTACTACAACATCTAGTACCACAAGATATGGTATGTTTTGGTTAAACAATACCACGTATTGTTAAGGTTTGACTTCCTTTGTCGTGGTATAAAACATATAGTTTTATTCCGAAACTCTTGGTAAGAATTGGTAAAATTATCTACGATAATTCGTGCAGATGTGGGCGTGAGACTGCCGACCCTATATTATTTATTTCATTTCCTTGTGAGGAAATAAATAATATAGAAAGGGGATTTGCTCATGGCTACTGAATTATTCGGTTATCCGATTGTAAGTCTTTCAGACTTAGATGAAAATACGAACGGTTGGGTAAAACAAGAACTTGTAAGTGAGCATCACTTACATTGGTTTCCTGACACTCGTGAAAGTTTCACGCTATTTATCGAGGGCGAACTTCCCACGACTGACTGTGAGGGAACTGACTGCTGTCAAGTAGGTAATACTTTGTATTACGGATTACACAAAATCAGAATGGGATTGATTTAATCCTTGATTAAATATACATGTACGAGAAATTTATATATTTATTCACTCGTAAGAGTGAAGTAAATAAATATATAGCCGACAGAAAGGGCAAAAAATGGAATGTTTACACTGCGAAACAACTTTGTTGTTTGACAAATACCTTACCGTCGTTGACGGTATCTTAGGGTATGTATGTCATCCATGTGAAATGGAGGCACTAGATGTTTAAAAACTGTAAGTTTTGTAACACCTCTTTCGAAGCTAGAGGTAATCAAGCTACTTGTGTAGCTTGTAAAGTAGCTTTTGCACGTGGTCGTAAGTATCGCAGAGCGATACCTGAACCGAACAAGTGGCGAGACGATAACGGTCATATCATTGCTGATATGGAGCATCGCCTACAAGTGCAGGAGGAAAATACTCCGTTTTGGCTTTTTCCAAAAGCCAATAATAAAAAGACAGAAGTTTGTCCTAATGGCTTTATTCATAAAGCTATTAACGGTGCTGACAACTGCTGTACTGTATAAAAATACTTGATACTTGTGAAAGTATTTTTTATACAACTATCGATTGCTTGAAAGGAGCAGAATGATTATAAACAACATGGTATTCGTTGACGAATACGAAGAACTTTACAACGACTACGTCGAATTCAATGCTGACGTATGGCTCGAACGTGAAGCAGGTTCTACTGCTACCACAGTAGATTGGTCTCGATTTAAGGACTATGAAACTGATGCTGTTTTACAGCAAATGATAGATGCAGAACTTGACATGTTGTTCGGTAGTAACCGAACAGAACCACGTGAATACTACATCGAACTCTTACAGCTAGATGATAGTTTCACTATCAATGACATGGAAGAAGAGTTACATGTATAAGTATGTACTCATCTTCCTGTTAGCTATGGTTATACCAATAGCTATTCAAGTTTACATAATATGTTTCGAAGAAGCATATTACGGTATTAAAGAAGAATTCCATAAATGGAAAGCAGAAAGGAAATAATGACTAAAAAACATTATGAACTCATTGCTTCTGCAATGAGAAAAGCACAATTAGACACCTTTAGTGAATTACGTGAAGATTACATGCATAATTCAGGTGCTAAAACAATGACAATGATTACTTTGACTAATGTTTTGTTTGAAATTAGCGAAGTATTCGCTAAAGACAATGCAAACTTTGACAAAGATAGATTTGTTGAAGCATGTATGCTTAGTATCGCTTCTGAAGAGGAGTGATACTATGTATCACATAGGAGAAATTATGAATGACGCAGAATTTTACAAAGCGATAACAGGGTTATCGGACGAAGACTTAGAGTTAAACGAACACAGTCAATTAGACTGTATGAATTGTTTTACTCCAATACCCCAATGGGTATTGATTGATGCAGGAAACGTTATATACCTTAACGAGTATGTATGTGAGAACTGCCATGAACCATTAGGTTCATAAGAAAGGAAACTATGAAAACTTATTTAGGTTACGGTTACACCGATGTAACAATAGACGACGACTTGTATTTCAAGTTAGTTGACGAACTTGAAGACATAGCATCTGACATAGGTGCTTATAGCGAGTGTGAACACTGCTTAGAACCCAACCGTACGGTTGAAGAGGGAGCAGATGCACTTATCAATGAATTGATAAAGAAACTCAGGAGGTTACGTAAGTAATGAAAGTTAAAGATTTAAAGAACATAATTGCATATATGCAATTAAACGATTGGGATATGGACAGAAATGTTGACGACATGGTTGCTGAAGCAATGACAAAAGGTGGGTTAACTGATTGGGACATATTCGGACGTAGAGACAAAAACGATATGACACTCTATTTAGAGTGGGAAGAAAGATATCGTAACTACACCAATTTAATAAATTGGATTTACAAAAACAAATTCGAAGCCATTTATGGCTGTTACGACTATCTGAGAAAGGATAGATAATGGAAAAACAGTACGTAATTACACGCTTACCTGACGGAATATCCCTGAATGCAGGACACAGACAGGTATTACGAGAGAATGGAAGTAATAAAGTAGCATACTTTACATACAACAAAGCTCTCGAAATGTGTATTAGATACAACATAGATGCCGACGGCATCTTATCAGCAAATCAATACCATGCTGAATTCGATAACGGATTTACATGGGACAAAGAGGAGGAATAATGTTCGAAGATTATGATGATAGTTATTACTATCAAGACAATGGTCTTAACGCAGAGCAACAAGCATACTATGACCAAATGGATGCAGGTTACGAATACTAAATGTTATAGGGGTTAGCGATAACCCCTATAAAGAAAGGAAATTATGACTGAACCTACAAATCTTTATCAATATAAAGATTACATTAAAGAAATGTTTGTCGAAGACATCATAGATGACGAAACGACAGACGATGAAATCAGGGACGCTGTGTACGAGTACGCAGATAGCTTAGTTCCTGTGTATAATTGGGAAATTATACAATTAGCTTTAAGATTTGACGATTGGTTCGTTAGATTATTCGTAGAAGAATTTGACATAGCAGTTAACGATGTAAGCATCGTTAAACTTGTAGGACAACAACTGTACTACATTCATGTCGAACTTCTTTCAGAAATAGCTGATGAATATATCGAACATCGCAACCAACTTTCTGCTATAGCAGAAGAGCAAGGAAGATAACTTGCTTATATAAAATATCTGATATTTGTGAAGATATTTTATATAAAGATTGGAGTTGCCGATGACTAAATTACCCTGTTTATGTGGTGGTTTTATGACTTCGGTTGGTGTATTTGCCAACGTAAAGTCCAAGACTTTAGTGTCTTACATGTGTTTTACATGTGGTGCATCCACAGTACAAGCACAACAAGCCAAGCGTATTGCTGTTTAGCAATGTGCTAGGTTCTAACATAGTTAGACGTTTGTTCTAACGTATCGAATTACTCACGAAGTTTAATTCACGATATTGCGACTAGACCATACAAGCTCTTACATGATGCATACATGTCCCTGTATCATGTTAACCTTGTCCCTGTGCGTTGTCCCTGCACGAAGACTTCTCACGAAAATTGCATCGATACCACGAACGGCTCACAGAAATGTGAATACGTTAACGTGTAGTCTGACATGTTAGACCTAGCAGATTGCTAGACATGAAAGGAAACAATTATGGAAACAGTATTAAAAGAACTTAAAGCTGTTCTTAAATTCTATGGTTTACCCCAAGAAAACGTAGAACAATTTGAGCGTATTTTACTAGACCAACTCGAAGAGAATGCTGACGAAGTCAGAGACTACTTAGAGTATTATTAATAGCAAAGCTATCTACAGAAACTGATACGTTTACAGTCCCCTGTTGTTACGTATAAGCAAGTAGGTAGCTTGTAGCACATAGCAGTCCGAAGGTGCATCTAAAACTGCTAACATAATCGGAGCAGTTGTTGTGTGTTACAAGCTATCTATTCAAACAAACTACTTAACCTCTCGCTCAGAGTACTCAAAGTATGATAACGAAACGAGGCATACACGAAGTTATGTATCTTGTTAATTGAATAGGTAGCACAAGGGCGTGATGGGTTTAGGAGTATGTTGCTAGGGAGTTTCCCAAGTCATACTCAACGAGGGTTCAACTCCCTCCACGTCCACTTATGAATATGAAAAAATTAACAGAACAATATTGGTGGTACAAAGGACTACTAATAACAAAAATTAATAACTTACACGCACGTGTACACATCTCATCATGGGAAAAGTGTTACGATTGGTATTCATACCAAATCGAATTGTGCTTACAGTATTGGGAAGAAATTTAATATATTTTTATATGATATTTATGAATATAAAAATAATTACGAAAGGAAAACATGCTAGTTATAGACGAAAACTATGAGCCAACTCATACATACACAGTACAAACTGATGTTTGTATCAACTGTGGCGAACTCGGTAGAGTTATCGTAGATGCACAAGGTTTGTTCATGTACAATCAAGGTAACTTGATACAAGACTGTTTTCCAAAGATGCCGAAAGAACTAAGAGAACAGCTCATGACAGGCACACATCCACAGTGTTTCGAAGAAATGTTTGCAGGTTTAGACGAGGAGTAATGACAATGTTTGCAGAATTAAAATTTAAAATCAGATGTTATCTGAACAGAAATAAAGACATGGAATTGCAATGTCCACAATGCCTAGATTATTTCAGTGGCGACTACATGGGTTACACAGACGCAGGTGGTTGTTTTCAGCCTGAAGATTTAGCTAATTACGGAGTATGTTACTGTTGCCATGCACAGAATGAAGAAACCGAAATAGACGAGGAGATATTTTAATGGATATTAAAACAATTATGCAAAAACTTGACAGACTAAGCGACCAAGTTGCTGTCTTAGGCAAAATACAACAGGTACTGTTGCAAGAAGTATTAGACTTATCGCCTAACCGTAAGGAGATGATGCTTCACATTATGTCAAGCACACTTGCTGTGGACAGTTTGCGTAACGAGTTCACAGAGTACGCAATGGAACAAGATAACGACGCTTTGAAAATACTATCTATGGAAATTAACGACATAGCAGACAGATGTAAGGAAGAAGCTAAAATCTTAAAAGATTTAGATTTCGAAATGGAGGACGAATGAGAAGACCAAGAACATCGTGGACAGTTGACAATCTTGCAGATTGGTTAGCTAAATACGACACAATACACAAGTCAGGCACTATGCGAGACCCATACAACTACAGAACATGGCAACTCATAGTACAAGACGTAGCTTTAGACTATGCAGAAATTGTAATAGGTAAACCTATTAACAATAGACGTTTAGAGGAGGAATAATGGATTTAATTACAGTATCAGGAACTATTACTATCAACGGTGTTGATAGTAAGTTTGAACTTAGCAATGATTTAAATTCGTATGGTTGGACACAATGGGGTGCAACGCAACACAGGTTGGCTGACAGCATGAACATTGTACAGGCATTGCAAGACGAGTTAGTTAACCTAAGAGGATTATACGAGGAGGAATAATGGAAGAATTTGAAACATTAACATTGGATGAAAAGATGCTTATCTTTTTAATGCGAAAAGAAAACATAAATCCTGCATCAGTATTTGTTGGTTTATTTGTCATGTTTAAACGCCTCCTTTTATATTATAATAATTGCAACAATAACCATTACTATTGCTATTGGTTTTAGTATATACCAATTAATTCTAAATATCAAGCTA